GGGGCAGGGCGCGTGTGCGTCCGGAGTCTCATGCCCTTTATACAGGAACGGCTCGGCAAGCGGAAACGGAACCATGAATTTGTCTTCAACCCCAAAACAAGGGGCATGGAGCGCGTGGCATGGTTTGATGAACTCACGCCCGAGCAGGCGAAGGCCGAGAGCGAAGACACATGGGATTTTTGCATCACCGGCCTTGAGAACTTTTCGATGGGCGGCAAGAAAATCCCCTGCACGAAGGAAGGGAAGAGCAGCCTCATGGCGATCCCCGCGTTCGACAGATTTATTGCCCGGTGCTTGCAGATGCTTGGCAAGGCGCAGGCAGAGGCTAAAGAGGAAGAAGTAAAAAACTGACGGCCTGGGTGGAGCTTGTCGATATCGAGGCTTCATCCAGGATCGAACTGGAGGGCGGGGGTGTTCTTACACGATGCGATCAATGTAAGTCGATGCACGCAGAACGCAACCCGCCGACTGTCCCGCCGTGCGAGGGATGTACGGTTGACCTCATGCCCGAGAACCGCGATGCGGCAGAGGTGTATCTGATGTGCCGCAGACAGTACGTGACGCGCAGCCGGGGCATGGAGGGGGACATGGTTATTGATATCTCGATCCCGGCCATCAAGGCCACAATGGACGCTTTAGGCGTTGAGGATCAGGGCGCGTGTCTCGTCAAAGTGCAGAAGGTCTTTCATTTTTTTCTGGCTGAAAGGAGCGGATAATGAAGGTTAGCTGGAATCCCGATGTAATTACCGCCGAAATCGAGAAGGAAGCAATGGACAGGCTTGAGAAGGCGGCGGAAGGAATCGCGTCGAAAGCGCGGAGCCTCGTCCCTGTCGGCAAGGACGTTCCGGCGGGCAAAGGGAAATGGTCAAAGCGCGAGGCCGGGGCACTCCGGAAAACTATCCGCGTCGTCAGGTTGAAAGGCGACCCTAAGCTGAATATCAGGGTCTATGCCGGGAACAAGGGCGAAGTCTTTTATGCCCGGTTTGTCGAATACGGCACAGTCCACATGAAGGCGAGGCCGTTCATAAGGCCAGCCCTTAACTCTTCGAAAGCAGAGATCCTTTCCACGGTGGAGAACGGATAATGGCTAAGCTCGGAACCGTTTTTGTTGAGTTAACTCTCGACGATAAAAAATACAAACAGATATTAGGCGAAACCCTCACTTCTACCGAGGCTACCGCGAGGGGCATCGAAACGTCATGGAAGCAACTCGGCACAAGGTCGAGCGCCGTCTTTGACTCTCAGCGCCTTGCCGCCGAAAACGCCTATACCCTTATTAAGAACTCCGCGCAGACTACCGCCAACGATATCGTCCGCGCCGAAGAAGCGAAGAACGCGAAGATCAAGCAACTCAACGACCAGCAATACGGCGCCCATGTCTCAATGGGCGAGAAGATCAAGCAGAACTGGATGGAAGTCACGGCGGCTATGGCAGCGGCATATGGGGTTATCTCTATCGGCAAACAGGCCATAGACGCGGCCCTGAAAATGGAACAGATCACATACTCCATGAAGGCTGTATCAGGGTCGGCGCAAATCGCCGCGCAAGAACTCGCTTATGTGAAGGCAGAGAGCGAACGTCTGGGCCTTGTAATGAGCGACACAGCCCTGTCATTTGCCAAATTCTCGGCGGCAACGCGGAACACGGCAATTCAAGGACAGGAGACAAAGAAGATATTCTCCGCTGTCGGTGAAGCAGCGGTCGCGTTGAAACTCCCCGCAGAACAGGTAAACGGCATCTTCATGGCCTTACAGCAGATGATGTCGAAAGGCAAGGTGCAGGCCGAGGAATTGCGCGGGCAGCTAGGTGAGCGTTTGCCGGGTGCCTTCCAGATGGCAGCCGACGCGATGGGAGTAACGACCGCGCAGCTCAACAAGATGCTCGAAGAGGGCAAGGTGTTGGGCGAGGATCTGCTCCCGAAACTCGCCCAGAAGCTCCATGAGACCTATGGAAAGGCAGCGGCGGAAGCGGCACAGGGCGGGCAGGCGGAGATAAACCGATTCAACAACGCCCTGTTTGAGACAAAGGCTGTTATCGGCGACGCTTTAATGCCGACCTTTACCGACCTGCTCCGGTTCCTGAAACCGTTAGGCGAGGGAGTAAAGGCGTTTATTATAGGCATCAAGCTGGCGACGGTTGAGCTTGCTCGGTCGATTGATGACCTTACCGATGCTGCTCAAACGGCATTGAAATGGGCTTCATATGTCGTGCCTGGAATGTCTGCGTATGGTTCCGTTAGACTGACCGGATCATTCGCTGGCCGTCAGGCTAGCAGGGATAGTGCCGCCGACGCTACAAAGCGGGAAATATATGAACGGGCTTACGGCAAGCCCACCGAATCTAATATCCTGATGCATTACGAGGCCGGTACATATTCTCAGACCAAACCTGAGGACAAAAAGAAGAAGCGCGGCGGTAAATCATCCGCTCAAAGCGCTTGGGATCAGGGTCAATCCGAATTCGAACGTATCATGACAGAGGAATACGCCTTTGCCGAAAAGATAGGTAACAAGGAAGTAGACGCGGCGGAGCTGGCGGAGACTAAGAAACTCAACAATCTGGTGACGATGCTCGAAAAGGGCAAGATCGCCGAAGATCAGTACCACACAGCGGTTGAGCTGATAGCGTCTAACTCCGAGATAAAAAAGGTCGAGATATGGGAGAAGGGACAGGAAGAATATGAAAAGATAATGTCCGAGGAAGGGGCCTTTGCCTCGACTGAGAATGACCGCGCGATCAATAAGATCATCGCCGCGCAAGAGAAGAAAGAAAACGAACTGTGGAAGCTCCTGGAACAAAGTAAGATCACCCACGATCAATACTACGCCGGGATGGTGCTGGTAGAAGAGAACGCGGCGCAGGCAACGGTTGAGAGCGAGGTCAACTCCGCCAAGAAGATAGCCGATGCCCGTTACAGCATGATCAAGGACATTCGGGACTATGAAGAGGAAGAGTATGAGATAAGGCTTGACCAGATCGAGGCCGAGAAGCAGAAGCGGATCGCGGCGGCCGGCAGCACGGCATCCGCCGTTGTCCTCGCTAACAGATGGGCCGCCAACCAGCAGATGAACGCATGGGTCGAGATGGCCCGCAAATCGGAATCTGTGACCGATGGGATCGCCGCAGCATGGTACGAGCTGTCCAAAAAGCAGATGACGTGGGGCGAGGCCTCTTACAGAGTCATGACCGATTGGTACGATAAGATGGGCGACGCCGTGGGTGACGGTTTCTTCGACGTGCTGACCGGAGACCTTGAGAGCTTATCCGACCTGTGGGACAGCACATGGAAATCCATGTTGCAAACCCTGACCAAGACCCTCGGCAAGATGATGACCGAAGCGGCTATAAAAGATATCGTCCTTATGTTCAAGAGCGAATGGACATCGGAAGGGTCGAACGTCCTCGGTATCGTCAACAAGGTCTTAGGGTTTGCAGGGAGCTTGTTCGGTGGTGGCGGATCTTCCCCTGGTTACTCGATGGGCGCAGGCGATTGGATGGACGGTCTTTATAACGGCGGTTGGGTCCCCGGCTATGCCTACGGCGGTAACAGCCCTTCTAACGATACCGTGCGGGCGATGCTCTCTCCCGGCGAGTATGTTGTAGACAGAGAGACTATCGCAGGGATGGGCCGTCATGGTGATTCGATGGTCGCTCACATCAACCCTGTCGAGGCGGCACTGTTAAAAGCCCTCGGTGGGTCAGGCACGATCAACCCCAGAACGGGACTGCCTGAGTTTTGGGGCTCGTCGCTATCGTACGGGGATGAACCCGCAGCCGACCCTTACGCCGGATACGCTTCAATGTACCCGCTGGTTCCGCCCATCACTTCCGGGGCTCAGTTTCTACAGGGGACCGGAGACGGAAACTATGAGGCCGCCTACTGGTCGAACAGAATAAAGTACAACGAGTATATGTCCCTGTATAACTCTTTCCCTCCGTGGAAAAAGCATTTCTACGATACGGCAGGCGAGAGTTACAGAGATCCGCTATACCGGAATATCGCGTTCGCTCAGACTTCAAGCGGCAAGATCGTCGCGGTTAAGAGCCCTTACGGTGGCACGGCACAGGAGCAAGTACATTGGGTAACGGAAAACGACGAGACCGATCTGTATACGTGGACGGTCAACCCGATGACAGGCGCGGCAGAAGACCCTCAGTATTACCCCGGCGTCGAAACACAGTCAACATTTATGAGGGATTATGGCTGGATCATAGGCGCAGCCCTGACAATTATGTCTATGGGTATGCTCAGTCCCATAATAGGCCCGATGATGGGTTTAGGTACTGCGGCCACGGCAACAACTGCGGCCACCGCGACAGCCGGAGGCATGGCCGCGTCTGGGGCAATTATCGGCGGCGTCGTAAGTGGTGGTGTAAACGCGATTACACAGCAAACTATGAACGGGTCGATAGATTGGGGACAGCTTGCTGTTGCGACAGGAACAGGCGCAGCCATGGGAGCCCTCGGCGGCTATCTCAAAGGCGGAGGCCTCTCTTTCGGCTCGGGAGCAAACAGCATCACGGTGGCGCACGAAGCAGCAACAGCCGAAGGCGTTGGATCGTTGATCGCGGAGGCCGCAGAACAATATCCTTCCGGTTGGGAAGGCTCGATATACGGCTCGGAGGCAGGCTTGGCCGACGCCACAGGTGGCAGTTGGTGGAGCGACTTATACAGCGAAAAGATGTTCGATAAGATAGCAGATCAAGGCACTAAGATGCTGTTCAAGAACGCCCTCAAGTATGCGATCAACAGCACCCTCGGAGGCGGCGAGGCATCGAACGAAGGCCAGATGAAGTTATCATATGAGGGCTTTGACGACGGTGGTTTACTGGCCTCTCTTGCCGCACAACAGCAGGGGCTAAGCGGTATATACACCGTTCCCTTCTCGGCGGCAAACGGGCTTGATTATGTCCCGTACGATAATTTTCTGATTAACGCGCACAGAGGGGAGGCGGTTTTAACGAAGAAAGAGAACGAACAGCGGAATGAAGCCACAACAGACCTTCCCCCTGTTCAGGTCAATTTCATTCTGGACGGTTCGGTCTTATCAACCGCCATTTATAAGCAGACGAGGGCAGGGGTCAAGGTCGTACACGAACGGGGGATAACAAACGTATGAACTTACTGTTTTTATACAACAATCTGCTCGATTCGGCGACACTGACGGCATCCAGCGAGGCGGCGGGCTTCCCGGCTGATAACCTGAAAATTCCATTCAGAACGAAGACATGGAAAACTGCGGGGGCTACGGCAGGGACGGCACAGCTCGTTATCAATCATGGCAGTGCAAAAGCGGTTAACGCCATTGCTTTAACTGGCTACGATTGGACGGCGGCGCCCGGAACGCTTGTTATGCAATTTAACGCCACTGATTCATGGGGTGCGCCCTCGGCAACAGAAACGCTGACATGGGTATCCGGCACAACCCCCGGCGGCAACAAAGGCACCATCATTGCAAAACTCGCCAATACGCGGACATACCAGTACAACCGCCTTTCCGTCGTCAATGCTCCCGGTGACTGGAATCTGGGCCGCCTTTTTGTCGGGTCCTACTTTGAACCGGCGCGTACTTATGGATGGGGATACGAGGAAGGGGTTATTGATCCGTCCCTGATATCTCAAACTATCGGCGGGCAGGATCACGCCGACGAGATTGAACGGTACAGGGTTATTCGGTGCAACGGGATAATTACAACGCAAGCGCAGTGGGTACTCTACCAGGCCATGCTTAACACAGTCGGGATACGAAAGGAAATTTTTGTTGCCTTCGATTATACGGGCGAGCCGATAGAAAGGACCGTTTACGGCAAGTTTTCTAAACTGCCAGCGATTACTCGCCCTTATTATTTCGAGTATGATTTTGAATTTACGGAGAGCCGGTAATGGGAACAGAAACGACGTTCGCCGGGCTTATTGCCAATCCTCAAAGTGAAAAGGTTTTTCTTTGCGAGGTAAAGCCGGGGGAAGAAGTAACTAATTTTGCATTGGCCGCCGGCAAGACGTACACATACGAGAAGTCCTATCTCAATGAGACGGTAACGCTTGAGGACGGTATGACAGAAATAGTCAGAAAGGCCGTGGCCTCCTGTGAGTTGGATGGAGTGGCGTTGACGGATGTAACAAGCCCCGGCGCCGGGGTTACACTGACCTACGCCGCTTCTGGTTCCTCCGGTATTACCGTTGCTGACAATGATAATATAGACTTCGGTACGGGGAATTTTACTCTGGTGTGGAGAGGGAGTCTGCCGGATTGGGCAAGTGCAAGTGTAAATAATTATCTTAACTATAAAATTGGAAGTGGCGATATTGGGTATAGTTTATACATCACTACTTCTGCCCCAGATTATTTAAACCTGATACTTTATAGAGATGCTGTTGGAGCAACTGCCACAAGTACCGCAGCGTTTTCGCTTGTTAATGGGACTTCCCACACGATATGTTGTGTTGTAGTAAGGGAAACTACAGTAGTTGATGGTTCTGTCACTTTTTACATTGATGGTATTCAGCTTGGGGCATCTATTGTCTTAGACCATTTACACTCCAAAGCGGGATATACTATTGACAATGACTTGCCTCTATATTGGTCAGGTACTGCTTCGTCTCGCGGAGCCTCCACTAACTTATCAGTCTTCACCTTCAACCGTGCCTTATCCGCCACTGAAGTTCTTTCCCTATACCAGAACGGTATCTCGGATGCTGACAAGGGGGGGAGTCAGACGGAATTAATTGCATCTCAAACTGATAGAGATTTTAGCGGGGCGAATAATTGGGTTAACGCCAACTTCGCCTCGTTTAACAGTTCTGGTGATTTATCAATAACGGCTTCGGCTGGTGGGCAAATATGTTATCTCAACGTTTCATATGCTCCGATGACAACCGGCAAAAGATATCGTCTTTCCTTTGATGTGGCAAACCCCGCAGGGTTATTCTTTTTGCTGGATTACAATGGAACTCATTATTTGTCAGACTCCTCATCCCCCATAACGTTCACGGCGGGAAGATACACGTCTGAATTTACATATTTAGGAACGGGTGGGGGAATTTTATTTTATTCTGGTTCGGCAGATGCTTCTGGGGATTTTGATAATTTTACCCTTGTGATAATCGGTGCAACCCTCGCCCTTGAACCGGAGGGGATACAATCTGATAAGTGGTATGATTCGTCAACAAATGACCTTGACGCAACATACCCGGCGGCGGGATGTACGGTAGTCAGGACAACGGCATCTAATTGCGAGGCAACAGCCGGGACATATGGACACGACACGGATACGGCTTTGCTTTATATCCACCCGAGCGACGACGGTTCGCCGAACCATCACACGGTTATCGCCTATTTCTGGGTTTATTTCGCCACAAAAGGGATTGTCCTCGATTCCAGGTATTACGAACCATATATCGCCCCGAAGGGCATCCCGGCTATTAAGCAAGCGACACAGCAGATTTATTGGGGAGCATGTCAGATATCCAGCGGGTCCGTAGTTCTGTTGAATGGCCGGGGCTACTTCGATCAGATTGCAAAACGCTGGATATGGAGCAATAGAGACATCCGGTTGCTCTTGGGCGGAGATTCTCTCGCCTATGCCGAGTACACCTGCGTCTTTGCCGGGCGAATTATGGAATCCGTTTTCACCAAGTCAGAACTCACGCTGGATATCGAATCGAAGTCTTTCACCCTCTTGCGGTCCTTACCGATCAACAATTTCTGGACGACGACATGGGCGAACCTTGACCCGTCGGCGGAAGGTAAACCGATGCCGTATTATTACGGATCCTATTCGGCCGCCCAAGCGCCGATCGTGACCTGTATTAATACCGCCTACGCCGCCAGCACGTATCAATTCAAGATATGCGACTGCGCCTTCCACGCGATCAAGTCAATAACGCAGGTCTATGTGAACTACGGGGCCGGGGCGGGATGGCAGACAATCGCCCACGCCAACGAGGATTTGACCAACGGAACCTTTACCATTAATGCGGCCTCTTTCATCGTCGGGACTTCCCGGGTCAAGGTGGCCTTTGAGGGGTATCACGTCGCGTCTGTTTTGATCGAGGGTGTGCCTGAAATAGCAGAGGACATCTTACTTAATCAGTGCGGCTATGCGGCGGCTGACCTGAACGCGGCATCTTTCGCGGCGTCAAAGACTATCAGCAGTTGCACCCTCAATGTACCCATTGAATCGGAAACAGCGGCATTGACGGTCATTGAAACGATTTGCCAATCTGACCTGGCTTTCTTTGATGAGGACGGTTCAGGATTACTCCGCTATCGCGCATGGGAGCCCTCGGCCAGCGGGACGATCCCGGTAATAGCCAAAGAGGACATCCTGAAAGAGCCGGAGATCGTCGAGGATACATCGCAACTCTATTGGAAAGTAAAGGTCGGGTACTCGTGGATAGGGGATGGCGCGGGTTGTCTCTATGCGGAAGCGTCCAGCAGCGTGACAAAGTACAAATATGGGCGGGATGATTACCTGACGATATCAACATACCTCCGGTCGAAGTCGGACGCGGACCAGTTGGCCTGGAGGCTCCACTGGCTGACCAGAAACCCGTCCCCGGTGATTTCTCTTGTCCTCAAGGCGGGGCTGATCGACAAGAGTCTCGGCGATAAGGTCAAGGTGATTTTGGCTCGGGCTCCGTTTTCCACAGCCGGGGGTTACGATGAAAGAATCTTTGAGATTATCAGCAAAGATATCTCCTGCTTCCCGTTGATGGTGACGCTCAAAGGGCGCGATTTAATGGATTTCGGCGCAGACGTGGGAACATGGATGGGAAGCACCGCTTTGGCATGGATAGCGGCAACGGCACAGCAAAAAGATGTCTCCGGTTTCTGGTGCGATGCAAACGGCTACTGCTTAACGGCAGATGCTGCCAGTTTAAATAAATCCTTATGGTGGTGATGATATGGCATGGACAGCGACAAATCCCGTAACAATAGGTAATGCGACAAAAAAGAGCGATTATGATGCGTTGTGGGATAACGCCGACTATTTGATGTCTGCGTTTGATTCCGCTGGAGACATGGCTTATGCTTCGGCAGCCAATACGATAGCGAAGCTGGCTGCTGGTGCAGCTAATTTAAAAATGTTCATGAACGCTGCTGGGACTGCGCCAGAGTGGGCAAAAGGGATATATATCGGAACATTTTCCCGTACCCTCACAGATGCAGGTGCGCCTACCGATGTAGCTTATACAGGGGTTGGTTTTAAGGGCAGTCTGTTGAGAATTTTTGGTTCAAAGTCTGGTTCTTTTTCTGGGACTGTATCCGGTATGTCTGACGGAACAAAACAGTATTGCGAGTATCAATATACCGATGAGGGGATTTATGTGAGCACTACCTACTGCGCTTTAGCTTCTGACATGGCGGGCAATCAGACTGCCGTGCTGAAAAGTTTTGACTCTGACGGTTTTACGCTAACGTGGACAAAATCCTCATCTCCAACCGGGACTGCAACATTTATTTATATAGTATACAGATAGGGGGGTTAAATGGATAGAGTGTGTATAAATAAATTGACTGGAAGGATTATTGAAACGCAAGGTGGAGGGGACGACCGGCCTGACCTTATGGAAATGCGGCTCAACACGCTACGCCAGAATGCTATCAACGCGGGTCATAAGGAAGCCGACATCGAGGTCAAGTGGGTGACGGAAGCGGAGCTTATTGAATTACAGAAACCCACTCCAGAAGAAGCTGAAGCGTTGGCTAAGGAAGCAGAGATACAGGCTGAGATTACGAGGATAAAGGAAGCGGAGAACCAGACCTACAGGGTACAAGCTATAACGAATATTGCGGCTAAGAAGGAACTGGAAAGAGCAGAGTAACGGCTTCGGGTCTATCTCGGGTCGAACCCCGTTGTAGACCCGCTATCCAAAGTTTACCCAAAGGATTTGTGATTTATAACGTATTGAAATGTTTATGATTATATGGCGGAGAGGGTGGGATTCGAACCCACGGTTTCACTTGCAAACCGTTGATAATCAACGTTGAAAAGTGCTTATCCAAAGTTTATCCAAAGTTTCATCATTATGCTTTCTTCCGCTTAATGTCTACAACCTTGCCTATACCGTCTAAATATTCCTTCTTTCTCTTATCTGTCGGGTGCATGTAAACGTCCGTGCTTCTTCCGTCCTTATGCCCCAGTATTTCCTTGATATAGATTTTCTCGGCGCCCATTTCGGCGAGCTGAGTACCTAGCGAGTGGCGGGTGCTGGCGTAAAGGTCCTCGGGGACATCGGTATACTTACGCCACGCCTTCCGGCAGAACTCAGGCAGATACCCGCGCCCCGTTGCCGGGTTGATGAATATGAACCGCTTCGCGTCGATCTCGTTACCGATCGCCGACAGGATCAACTCATTTGCCCGCGTTGAAAGGGTGCGCCATGTTTTGCTCTTGCCCTTCGTCGCATCTATCAGCTTATTCTTGCTGTAGCCCCTCTGTACGATGATTTTATGCAGGGCGGGGTGATAATCCCCTATCTGCAACGCGCATCCCTCAGATGGCCTTAAACCCGCTTCCATGAGAAATTCAAAGAAGTCCCTGAACGGCTCCGGTATCTTATTCAACTCATTCCGCTGTACCTCATATTCGAGGGCCGTGCGGGGTACGCTGTCCGGCGATTCGATATCCGGCATGATAGGACACTCTTTTAAATCTCCCCACCTGACGAGCCAGTTAAAGAAGGCGCGGAGGCAATCGGTCATATTCTTTTTGTACTTGCCGGAGAGGTTAGGGGGCAGACCGTCGTACCAGATTTGCAGATGCTTTAAGCGGATCTCCCTCACGCCATATTCATGAAGGGGAGGGAAGTGGTTTTTATTGTAGGACTCGTACAGGTGCATCGTGCCGGGGTGCAGCTTCTTTGCCTTCTGGTCAAGGAACCGCTGGAAGGAAGTTTTGAACAGCCGTTCTTTGCTGTCCTTTACCCGCCAATCTTCAGCACGGAAATGATCCTCGTCCCGTTCGTTATCGACCTTGCGCTTGTCTACTTCGGCGGTAGAGTATGTATAAGCCTTGCCATTCTGATCGTGATAAAGGTTGAACTTCTCGCCCTGGAATTCGAAGTGGATATAGACGTAAGGATACCCGCAACGAGGGCAAACGATCTCATTGCGCTTTTTATTGCACTTTTGGCAGAATATTCCCTTCACAAAGGGATTGTACGCTTGTTGTAAATATCCTGTCAAATTAATCCTGGTCCTCCAGCGGGCATCCTTCCGGGATCCCTTCGAACAGGCAGGGAAGTGACCCGACCTCTATCTCCGGGTGATCGCATAGACCATCACCGCAGTTGTTGCACAGGGCATATGGACAGTCAACGTATCCGTCCAGGTCGAGGCATTGGGTGACTTTGATTATTTTCATTGTGACCTCCTGAATAAGGGCCCTAGCTTCTCCCTCTGGGCTTCCGGGTCGTAGTTGTGGCCGGCAATAAAGATCTGCATGAACATTTTGCAATCCGAGTTATGGCAGATGAACCACTTTTCGGCTTTCTGGAACATCGGGCGCCCGCAAATGGGGCAGGGGTTGTCGGCTGACATGTGACCGATCATACGATCTTCCACAACTCCCGGCCACCCTTGTCCCCGGATACCCGGACGACCGTATGGGCCCGATCGTCCATCACTTTCTTGGCTGCCGCTTTAGCGGCCCAGTCCGCGCCCGCCGTGCAGCTCGCCGTCTTACCCTGGCATCGGGCGGTGTAAGTGCCGTTGGTGTAGCGGATGGTTATGTCGTAGGGTTTGACTCTCATATTAACTCTCCCTGTTTCGGATGCACGTGGTTCGTTGGTTCGGGTTTCACTTCCACCTCTTCAACAAACTCCGTGCATATCGGCTTGCCGTCCTTATAGACCCACGCCTTCGGGTATCTCGGGTCGTCCTCTTCGTAAACCATTGTCGCGGGGAGGATCTTACATCCATTGTCGAAGTCCTCGCGCTCTCTGACGGCGCGGTCGCGTTCACAGCGGTCGCACCATTGACCGATGAAGATCATCCCCTCGGTTCCGTTACTTGGCCTGTATAAGTCAGTCATGCGTCACCCTTGTAAGATGGGGAACCGTCCGGCCGGACTGCTGCGATACAGTTCTTGACGGCTCCCCTACGTTTTTGCAGATGTGCCAAAATGGGGGATTTTGGTTGGCTTTACTCTGTTTTACAATCGTTCGCATACTCACGGCCTCGAAGGTTTAAGACAGGGGAGCAGGGTACTCGACTTGGTTCGGGCTCTTCACTGTAGGGTATGCCCGCGGCCACTTTCCCCTCATGCCTACTCAACTTTAACCCCTGCCATGATCTCAATTCCTATAAGCGCCGGTCATACAATCCGGCATGGCGAACCACTTGCCGGGGCCCGCCAGAACCTTATTCGCGAGATCATCGACCTTTGCGAACAAGTAGGCCTGGTTCTCGTCGAACTCCGTTTCAAAGGAGTCATTCACCTGATCGGTGATAAACTTGATGCTGGTCTTAATCCCCATTTTTCCAGCCTCGCTAGGCTTGTACCGGACGCCTAGGGATACCGTCATGGCACCGTCTGCTTTTAAAAAAGCCTGGTCTATTTTCTCCCGGTAGATTCGGAGAACACCGCCCATAATCTCGATTGTTCTTTCTATTGTTTTTTGGCTTACTCGCAATGCTGCCTCCTTATTTATTCTGCGCACGCCTGACACGGTATGCCGGTTTGCTGCTGGACAGTGCGTACCATGCGAAGTTCATCACTATTCTGATCGCTCAGGTGAAGTAGGAAGATTTTCCGACACTGGCTCAGATCGTTGGCCTTGAGCATGGATATGACGCGCTCTAATGATAAGTGATTTCTTCTGACCCGATGACCAAGCGAGGTCGGAACCTTGCCGGATACGATGTTATCCGACAATATTCCTTCGATATTATTGGATTCTATCGCTAAAAGATTGATCCCCTCGAACCGGTTGCGAATGTACGATGTATCGCCGATGAACAGCAGCTTTTCCCCATCGGGCGCCTGGATAAAGAACCCCTGACACGGGACATCGTGAGCCAGGTCAAATGCCAGGATCTTCCACCCTTGAATTGTTGTCGTCTCACCCGATATAAGGTCATGAATTCTGTAGTGCTCGCTCACTCCCAGGGCCTCAGAGGTCTCTACCGATGTCCAGACGTCGACTCCAGCTTTAAGTAGGTCCTTTACCGATTTTGCATGATCACCGTGTTCGTGGGTAATAAGGGCGCCGGCGATGCTGGACAAGTTAAAGCCCAGGGCCTCGCGGATCCGGCGCACCGGGATCCCCGCTTCGATGAGGAGGGAAGGGACCCCGGGGGATTCGAGGATATAACAGTTGCCCTTTGACGAGCTGGCGATTGGTTTAAAGTTCATTTAAAAACCGGGTACCCTGGTTGTGGAGGCCTTCGGCACTTCCGGTTTCTCTTCCTCGGGCGGTACAGTGGTCTCCTGATCTTGCATCTGTTCGGGTTGCTCCGGATCTCCGCCGTCTGCCGTCATGCCTAAGACTTCGCCGGCATTTGCCTCGAGCTCAATCTCTGTTTCGGCTTCCGCTCTATCCGCAAGGTCCTCGTTCCGGTTGATCATCTCGAGCAGCAGGGCGTTGTCGGACGATGCATTGATAACAACCTTGCAGAGTTTATTGATGACGCTTTTCAGGGCCATCTCTGCGGCGAATTTTCCGTGGGTGCTGCCTTCCTTCACGTTCCCCTTGTCGTCTATCGGGTTCATCTTCGACTGTCTCCACGCCTGGTGGATCTGGTCGATGGTCATAATCTCCGTTTTGAAGGGCTCCCCGTCTTTATCGAGGGCGATACAGTAGGCCGCCAGGATCTTCTTCTTGTCGATGTTTTGGAGCTCCTGCTCGTGGTCGGTGACAAACTTCTTGCCGTTCTTGATGCCGTATTTAAACTTGTCGCCTTCATAGACCACATCGAAGGCAAACTCTCCGATCCGGGGCTCGACCATCTGGGCGACCGCCATGCTGCCGAAATAGCTGCGCTGACAGGTCAAGGTCTTTCCGTATACTATTAGGTATGCTTGTTTCTTGCCTATGTTGAGACCCTGAACGATCATATCGAGAAGGCTGTTGGCAATGCTGTCCCGGGTACACACGTCGAGAGCCCGCCGTCCGTCCTTGTCGACCGTCTGCTGTAACACAAGCCATGCCGATTTAAGAGCGTTGTTGACGCTGTAATCCTTCGGGAGATTGATCTCGCCGTTCTGGATAAACTGCTGGACCTTCGCGGCGACAACATCAACAACCGTGCGCTTGACGAGCTGCAACTGAGATTCCTGTTTGGGTGCTACTGCCGGGGGTGTTGCCTGTTTTGCTGCTCCGTTGGTCTTTGCTACTTCTCCCATGATAAACCTCCTTATGGTTTATGCCGCTATTCTTTTTTTGGTATTGCGCCTATTAAGCGCTTGCTTCCCCCTGGGAATCCACGTGCAATTTTGGGGTTCGTAACTGCCGTCGTTGTCAATTCTCTCTATGGTAAGATCATCTTTGTACCCATGAGAAACGGCCCATGTGTGGAAAGAAGCGAAATCCATCCACTCGTCGCATATGATAATGCCCCTTCCTCCGTATCCCGGATACGCACGGTCTTTTTTGTTAAAACAGCGAGTCTTCATTCCTGTCCAGATGCGAAAAAGCCTAGTCTTTTTTCCAGTATTGTCCCTGCTCAGCCCGTGTGTCATGCTCGGCTTGGTATCATGCAAGAGGCAACCGCAGCTTTTCACTTTGCCTCGAATGAGACGAGTGCCTAGCGTCACGATTTCGTTTCCACAATCGCACCGGCAGAGATAATATTTCAATCCTCTGCGCTTTTCTGCCTCTCGTAGGACGGTGAGCCTGCCATAGCGCTCGCCGATCTTTTGCCGCTGAATGCAGCCGCAACTCTTAGTGTGACCGTTCGCAATATCAGAGCCAATAGTCGTAAACTCTCTCCCGCAATCGCACTTGCAAAGCCACATTCTATATTTGCCATTGCTTTGCCCCGCGTCTTTGATGCAGAGTATTTTCCCGAACCGTTTGCCGGCCAGGTCGAGACGCTTTCTCATACAACCATCCTTTTAAGTACCAGTTCCCGCTTGGTCGGTTCGACTCTCAGTTGAGAATCATTGGGGCTGACATATAGAGAAATCACCTGGCACTTCATTTGTGGAATCATCGTGCAACCTTCCCTATTGTCCAGCCAAGTGGGTACGTGAAGTTTAAAGTGGTCCTGTAAGGTAGAGATGATGTCGCAGCCCCCTTGTATCCTCGAGGCCGAATTAAGACCACTATTATATCCCACGCCGTTGACCATGATTTCACAAGTCTCGGCTAATCCCTGATTAACCTGAATGTCGAATAACCGAAATCTGGCGAGCTCAAACTTCCCGTTAATCCTCTCAGTCAGCATCTCCACCTTCGTCTTGATGAATGACTCGGCCAGGTACAGCTCCCCCTCCAGTTTCTCAAACTCCGCGGCGAGCTTCTTCTCTTCTGCCTTGAGCTCCTCGATCCGTGCCGTACCCTGCTCGCGGCGGGTGAACCGATAGGCCTTCTCCTTTATGTCGGCGAGCTGCGCGGTCAAGCCGGTTATCTCTTTCTGGATTGCATCTTTGTCCTGGGACAGGCCGCTGCGTGCTGCCTCGATCCTACGCTCGATATCGGCCTTCTGCTCGAGCATTTCTGCGCGGCCCGGTATCAGGCTATAGTCCTCGGCGCGGGCCTTGAGGATGTCCCGCTCGGATAGAAGCATTTGACGCTGGTCGTCGTCGCCTATGGCCTGCAGCTCCATTAGTTGGGCGTGCAGCTGCTCGATGACGGGCATCGTGCTGTCCAGTTCCCCGCGGAGCTCTTTGCCTCTCATTTCAACGGCGAGCATCCTTTCAGCTTTGTCCTGGTTGAACTGTGCCAGTGCCTTGTCTCTCGCATCCTGAACGCGCTCAGGGGGCAACGCCTGGCCGCAGGCGGGGCATGTAGGTAATGCGGTCATATACTTACCTCCTTTTGTTTTTGTTTGAGATTTTCAAGACGATTATCCATTTCCATGTGATGTCGTCTACACAGGAAAACTATATTGTCTGGCTTGTTGTTTCGTGGATTGCCGTCTTTATGATGCCTTTCGCTATTTAGTGCACCGCAAATAACGCACGGGGGGCAGTGAGGATATAAGCGCCTTGCTCGGTCGTTCCCTGTACGAAGTTCACACTTGTCGCCTTTCCAGTTGGGATTCTTGGCCCCCTTCCTTTGTTCGCTCAGAGCCTTCCGCTTAACAGATTCTAAAGCATATAACCCCATCTTCGCACATTTCGTTTGTACACTACTAAGAGACCGATTTAATGTTTCGGCAAGTTCTCGGTGTGTGTATTTCTCGTGATTATCGGTCAGAAAGAGCCTTTCTTCCTTTGTCCACCTTTTCGGTGTTGAACAATAACCACAACTTTGCGTGTGGCCGCTTTTGAGGCTGGATGCAACCATAGTTTTCTCATTTCCGCAATCGCATCGGACAAGCCAAAGTCTTTTTTTGTGCTTAGTCTCTCCAACATCGCTTATGGCGGTCAGTTTTCCGTAGCGGTTCCCAGATAAGTCAAGCCTGTGTGCCGTGTTCATCCTTGATTTCATATGTATGCCACCTTATCGGGGTCGAACGCCTCGGCGTCGATGGCGATCCACTTCTCCCGCATAGACTGGAGCTGCGCCTCGAGCCCAGAGATCCTTCTCTGGTTTGCCTCGATAGATGTCTTGACGTTATGAATTTGCGTCATCTTGCCCTGCTTGCCCGCCGTGAGTTCGTTGATCTTGGCATTCAACTGGGTGACGTGTTTCATGCCCTCGAGGTAATAGGCATTCTCGAGCTGGCTGATCTGGTACTTGATGTCCTGGATCTTTTTCGACAGTTCAGCAATGCCGCCGCCGTTATCGATGCCCTGCAGGCGGAGTTTAACGATGCCAATCTCAGTCTCTAAGGCCCCGACCTCTTTAATCACGGCCTTTCTGTCGAGTCCGGCAACATCGGGCATGCCGCGCTTTACTTCGTCGATTCTGATCGGAAGAGCCGTAAGCTGTTTATTAATCTCGGCCCGCCTGGCGGCGATGATCTTTTTGTGGTCTTCGAGGGACCGGTTCGTAAGGATCTCTACGAGCGGCGAGAGTTTGCTGTCCGACTGGATAACCTCGGCGTCGGTAAGATCGCCGCATATAGTCAGAAGCAATTCCCTTTGCTTTTGCCAGGGAAGGGCGGGGAATGCCGACGGGCTCGTGAGAAGGCGGAAGATTGACTCGTCCCCGACGATCTCGGAGATCTGGTCCTTATAATCCTTTAACTGGCACGGAACCCCGTTGATCCAGAAGGACGAGGAGTGTCCGGTAAAGACCGCCTGGGCGCTACCTCTCTTCTTGGTCCAAATTTCTCCGAAGGACTTTTTCAAGGTGATCTCCCGACCATCAACAACGATGATCGCCTCGACGGAATGCTCGAGTCCGTGGAGCGCTTCACCGTCAGGGGTCAGAGTTTTTATTTCAAAGTCGGCACGATTGAGCGAGTCTTTGCCAAAAAGTAACCAATGCCAGGCGTCGGATATTGTCGTCTTGCCTGTGCCGTTTTGACCCAGGATCGACAGGTCCGCACAGTCTGCGTCAAGCGTAAATGTAAAGCCTTTAAACTGGTGAAGCGATAAGCGTTTCAGTCTAATGTCCATCGGTCTCCTCCCCAAAAATCTCCATGATCTTGTCTATCGCCGTTGCGTCCGTCCAGTGTCCCCAGTCGTCATCCATCATTAAGGCTGCCAATTGCTCCCGCTTCGTCTCGGCCACACACCGGCACTCCGATGACCAACGGCAAGCCCCGTCCTGGCAAAAGTCATTGGCCTCGTGGTGAGAGCGGTGGCTGCATTCCATAGATCCGCAATCTTTGTGCGTCGCAATCACCCTGCACCCCCGATCTCGATCCGGATGTCTGCACCGTTAACCCCATACTGGGCGGCCAGGCTCTTGATGTCGTCGAGGGCAATCTCGACCGTGATCGTGCAGGCTCTGTCGTTCGCGTGACCCTCAAGCCTGAGCGTGGATTTAAACATCGCCGACTCGTATAACTGCACTCCCTTTATTTTCCCCGTGAATAGCATGATCGGTGGTCTCCTTTGTTTTAAATGGCGCCAGTTACCCGGCATGAGCTTCCGGCGCCCCCTCTGAAGTTGAAAAGTTTGCTGTTTCACCCCCTTTTACGTTACCTCTGCAAGCGATCCCGATTGACGCCTGAGCGCCCGCCGGTCATCGCATTTCTTCAATATTGCCTTATATTTCTCAGGGTTCTTTTTGCGCCAGGCATAATTGGCCTCGTTGGCCCGGCACCGCTGACACAAGTCTGATTCTGTGGTGGCGAGCTTACGAAATGACTTTCCGCAATGGGAACAAGCTAAATCTGTGGTGGGCTTCCCGCCGCGTCGAGGCTGGCGT